TGTGGCGCGCACCGCCGAGATCGGCCATGTCGAGATCAGCAAGATCGAAAACAAGGGCAGGCAGAACCGGCGGGTGATCTTGTCGTTGATGGATTGAGGGGGGCGTGCCATCAGCGGTTGATCTTGCCGCGTCGGGTGTGCCGGGGCGGCTTTTGATCGCAGGGTGCGACTGGAATTTGCTGTGACGCGCGGTTGATCGGTGAGCGGGCGATAGCAACCGATGCGTCTGCAAAGACAAGACTGGTATTAGTGCGTTTGGTCAGATTGCGAGGGATCGCAGGCCAGAGCGACGGCTAAAATTGTTGCTGATGGCTTGCGCAGGGCATCTTGCGAAAAGTGCAGGTTTCCCCTTGCGTCGGCTTGCGATGGCAGGCTAAAAGCCGCGCAACGGATCGGTGGCCGAGTGGTCGAAGGCGCACGCCTGGAAAGTGTGTAGGCGGGGAACCGTCTCTAGGGTTCGAATCCCTATCGATCCGCCACTTACCCTTATCGAATGTGATGATTGTCCCTCAGGACACCGTTTTTTCTTTTGGTTTCAAAGGGGTTTACGGTCGCGATCCGGACTGCGGAGAATGCCAAACCATCCGAAATCGGTCTCTGAAGGCCTGGCGTCTCTTTTCGACCGAACCTCACCCTGCGAGGTTCGGATTCAAATTATCGCACCTTTTCATAGTGTTGTGATTCTTGGGAAACCGAACCGTTCGACAGTGCAGTTGGATGGCGGACGGTGCTGGGAGCAAGAATATTGGCGGTTGATCGCCAAAACGAAAGCCGCCGCCAGGGCTTCCGGGCAGCGGCTGTCCTGTCTTGGCTGTGGCGCCGATCATCGGCCTATGGTGTTGATGTGGCGGAGGCCTGGACCGATACCGGCAAGGTTGCGGTCCGGCTGCCAGTTCAATGCCTTGCGGGTGATGCAGCCTTCATTACCGTCGGTGAAGGTGCCACATTTGTCCTAGAAATACGTCGCGCCTTGGTGATGGAAAAGCCAAATGCAGCACGGATGGCCATTGCGGATCTGCGTTAGGTGGGACCTGGGGTCTCAGGCTTCGAGAATACGACGTCGGCTTGTTCAGCCCATGGCAGTTCGATGCATTCCCCAAGTTCGACCAGGGTGATTGCGGGAATTTCACGTTTGTAGACCAATCGCTTGAGAATTTCGGGGGCGAGATAGGCCAAGCGGATATGGCGACCGATGAAGCGGTCAGTCACGCCCACAGCACTCGCAAGGTCTTGCACCGTGCCGAACTCGCCGGCTTCCATGCGCCGTCGCCAGGACCAAGCCCGGCCGATGGCGCGCAGGACATGCGGGGCTTGGGTCTGGTCTTCACTGGGGAGATAATCGGCGGGCGGCATGATCTTTGGCCGCCCGTTCTTTTTGCGCAGCTTGAGTGGCACGAAAATCTGGACTGTTTCCGATGGGCTGTTCACGCAGCTGCCTCCGTTTTGCGCGGCATCATCAACTCCCGCATGACGCCCGCGATGCCATCCGTCCGCAGATCGATTACCATCCCCTCGCCTGTGACGGTAACCCGGCGGACCAGAAGCTGAATGATCCGCGCCTGCTCGGCGGGGAAGAGTTGGCCCCAGATCCCCTCGAACTCATTCAGGGCGGCAATGGCCTTGGCCTCGCTGATTGCGTCATTGCCCCCGCGTCCTAAGGTGGCAATGATCTGCGCTGTGGTTTCGGGTGTGCGCAACACGCGACGGATTTCCCTGATGACGGCGCTTTCCACCGTATCGGCGGCAAGGCGGAGGGGAATGCCGTTGTCATGCGTTTCGCGGTTCTTCAGAAGGTCCATCGACACGTAATAGCGATAGCGGCGGGTACCCTTCTTGGTCGAGGATGGCGTCATGGCTGCGCCGGTGGCGGTGAACAGCAGCCCTTTCAGAAGGGCCGGGGTTTGCGCACGGCTGTTGTTAGCCCGCTTGCGCGGGCTTTCGCCCATGATGTCATGCACCTGATCCCAAAGCCGTGCGTCGATGATGGGCGCATGCTCACCTGGGTAAGCCTTACCTTTGTGCAGGGTCTCCCCGCGGTAAGTGCGGTTGTTCAAAAGCCGGTAGAGATAGCCCTTGTCTGCCAAGGTTCCCTGTTTGGTGCGGAACCCTTCGCGACGGAGTTGCTGGGCCAGAACGGTGGCAGACCCCACCTCGACGAAGCGCGCGAAGACCATGCGCACCGAGGCCGCTTCGGCATCATTCACCACCAATTTGCGATCGCGCACATCGTAGCCAAGGGGCACGTAGCCGCCCATCCACATCCCCTTCATACGCGAGGCTTTCACCTTGTCGCGGATGCGCTCGGCGGTGACCTCACGTTCGAATTGTGCAAAGCTGAGCAAAATGTTCAGGGTCAGCCGCCCCATTGATGTGGTCGTGTTGAAACTTTGGGTGACCGAGACGAAGGTGACGGTGTTGCGGTCGAACACCTCGACCAGCTTGGAGAAGTCCATGAGTGAACGCGACAGACGGTCGATTTTGTAAACCACGACCACATCCACAAGCCCGTCCTCGATATCGGCCAGCAACTGCTTTAGCCCCGGCCGCTCCAAGGTGCCCCCCGAAATCCCCCCGTCATCATATTGGTCACGCACTAGCGCCCAGCCTTCGGATCTGGCTGGCGATATAGGCTTCGCAAGCCTCGCGCTGCGCGTGGAGCGAGTTGAACTCTTGCTCGAGGCCTTCCTCGCTCGATTTGCGGGTGTAGATGGCGCAGCGCAGGCGCCGTGCGGGTTTTGCTGAAAGATCCTTCATGCTTGCCCCCGCTTGCTCGCGCGAAGGCCGAAGAAGCGGTAGCCGTTCCAGCGCGTGCCAGTGATGGCACGCGCCACCGCCGAGAGTGACTTGTAGCGCCGGCCCTGCCAGTCGAAGCCGCCGTTCAAGACGGTCACCGTGTGGGCGATGCCGTCCCATTCGCGGATGAGCTTGGTGCCTGCCACCGGGTTGCGGGGATCGGCGATTTGCGCCTTTCGGGTCAGCGTTCCCTCGACCTCATCTGCCAAGAGATCAAGAAGCCGGCGGGTTTGCTTGTCCGGCCCGCCATAAGTCAGTTCCTGAATCCGGTAGGCCAAACGGCCCTCCAAAAAGGTGCGGCTGTTGTTTGGGGCGGGTGCATCAAAGAGGGCCTGCCATTCGGCCTTCAGGGCGGCGACGGGCATTGTCTTTAGGGCAGTCAGTCGCGCCAGAATGGGTTCGTGTGTCGTCATGCGGATATCCTCCGAGTTGGAGCCGCAGTACCGCTCTGTTCGGGGCGGAAGTGTAGCGAACAGTCTCCTGTTTTCTGGGAAAGATGGTCGCGGTCGTTATCAATCATCCGCACCACGGCAGTGGCAAGCAGACCATAAAGCTCGGTACGGCGTTCATGCGCCGTCATGCGGTCGGGATGCAGGGGATTGGGGCGGTTCATCGTTGGTGTGCTCGCGATCAGCGGTGTCCTTACCGGGGAAAAGCCAGTTCAGGAGCATCCACGGGACACGCGATCTGAAAACGAACGCAGAAAACGGAACGGAGGCAGAACATCCGCTCTTGCGGTCAGGAGTTTTGTCTACGATTATTTTCAAACAGCCTTGGGCAGATTAACAGGAGGGCGAGTTTATGCCACGCAAAGTTGTTCCGATCGGCCCGCATGTTCTGGCTCTGATCGAAGATGCCAGGATCGATTTAGCACGTGCGGCGCTTTCCGTTCGGGAAAGTGAGAATGAGCCGACCTTCAACCTATCGGAGGCCCTGCCTGATCAAACGGACGATGAAGCCGTCGATGCGTTCAAGAAGGCTCTGATAGAAGTGCTTTGCCAATTCGATGCCGATGAGCTGCGGCCTGCAGAACAGCGCTGTCGCAGGATACGTGTTCTCGCCGACGGAAAAGGTCTCACTTCCCTCACCACGATTGTCGAACAGAAATTTGATGACGGGCAGGTGCAGGAATTCGAAGACCAACCTGATCCGCTTTGTCGGAGCATCTGGGCATTTTTAAATGCACGTCAAATATTTGAGGATGCGGAGAGTTTTCATTTCGCCCGGCAGTTTCGCGATTACGGGAAGATGTACGATGCTTTCGAGGTGGAACTTGAAAAAACGGCCGTCCTCGAGGCCACTTCAATCGATGAGGCAGCCCTCGCGACAAAGATCACCAAAGTTCTAGAACTCAAAACCAATTGCACGGTGAAGGCACTGGATCTGCCCGCGACATCGGCACACCCCGCATCGATCATGTTGATCGTCCGCCACGGTGGGCCGCTTTCAAGCGTCTACGACCATCGGGACGATGGTCGTAGGGGCACCATCTATTTTCGCCCGCCGAACGAAGCGACACTGATCTACACGCCCTCCATGCGGCAGATCGAAGTCTGCGCAGACAGCCCGGTGGTCCGCCAGGAAGTCGCTGGAGCATTCGCGTCGATCACGCTTGGCCACGATGTGTCGCAAAAGCCTTTGACCTGGAAGCGTTACAACCTGTCCCGCTTCCGGTCGTCGTTGCATCTCGATCCGCCAAAGGTTGAAGGCTTCGAGATCAAGTTCGCCAAGGTCCTCGAGGCCGAGATCCGGCTTGGAAACTGGAGCCGAAAGCTGCTCCTGAAGGTTGCGATCAAGGATGACATCGGTGAGGTGGCGGATCGCTACCTGAGACCGAACAACATCTTCCGTAGTGCCGACGGCTTCAGCCGCATTGGTATCGCCGTCGCTTACAACAGGGTGGGCGACGAGAAGGAACGCACCCTGAACATCACGATTTCCGGTTCGAAAAGCTGCAACCTCCAGAGCAACAAGGATCCGGATGAGCGCAATCTTGGCTTCGCGCTGCTCGACGCGTGGGGAATCCTGAGCGCTTTCAAGCAGATCGCCCCCAATGATCTGCGTGCAATCTTCCCGCAACTGGTCGCACTGCATGACCGGGTGGACGACGAGGTCAGTGGCGAATACCTGCGCGAGATGGGCCTGGACCCCGATCACCTGATACAGGGTGGTCTCCTTGAGCGGCGCGGACGTCAGGATATCGTGCTGATCGACGACGAAGACCTGGTCGGCGAAGGCATGGTGAAGCCTTCGATCCATGAAGGCATGGTCCGGACGATCGGGCCATTTGGTCAAAGCGGGGGCACCCGACCAGCAGCTGATCTCGAGATGTATGAGATCAATCGGCAATGGCTGCACGAAACGGTGGTTCGGTTGATGAAGCCGCTGTTGAACAAACGCACATCGCAGGTCCTGGATGCTGACCTCACGCTGCTCGGCTCCATGCAGATCGATGCATCTGAAGTCCCGGTGTATTTTGCGCGGCGGCTGGAGGATGCCAAGACAATCGGGCGGTTGGATTTGGCTTTGCGGTCACGCAACAAGGCTGGGGTCGGCATCGTTTTCGCTGCCGGGACCGACCATCCGACCTGCCTTGGACCGAACGTGGTCGTGCCGATCCTGACAAACTTGTCGCCTGACGGAGAAGAACTTGTTGTGGCCCGCGATGGCCTTGATTTGGCGTATCGCAGCAACCTGTCGCTCGCTCGGGGCGGGGCCACCCCGCAGGTACTAAGATCGGGCAAACAATCAGCAACGCTGCACGTGCCGGGCAAAGATTCCGTAGCTTTGGTTGGCGCTGATCAGATCGCTCTCTTCGAAAGGCTGGTCGCGGCAGAAAAGGCCGGTAGTCCGGATGTGCAGGTCAAGGAACTGATGGACGGCCTCGGATCACGAAGTCCGCAGCAAGCGTTCCGAACCGACATGTGGGAAAGCCTGTTGAACGTCTACATCAGCAAGGGGGCAAAGCGCGGGTATTGGCGACTGGTCACCACCGCGCTTGCGCTGGAAAGCGCCCTCGAAACCCCTCTCGAAGAGCCCGTCTAACAACGGTCTAACATACGCAGGGGGACGGTCTAACAAACGGCTGATTATTGGAAGGGCTCCACTCACAGAGGAGCACCCCGATGCCGACTCCCTTCCCCTCGCGCCAACCAGCCCCGTCGAGCTGGTCCACCGGCGTGAAACCCAAGCCAACCACACTGAACCCGGAATGGCGCTGCACGCGCTGTGACAAGCTGCTCGGCGTTTGCCGGGACGGCCGCATGCACCTGCGTTTTGCGCGGGGGCACGAGTATTTCGTGGGCTTCCCCGTCCAGGCGACGTGCCGCGGCTGCGGGACGCTGAATCAGGCGTCCAGCCCCACGGGCTGACGCGCTCCACGACCACCAATCCCCTGAAATCGCAGAGACGCGCGACGTCCTGACCTGGCCACGAGAAGGCGCTGGACGCCTGGCCGCAAGGCAGGCGTCCAATGTCTTTCGCATGGCACGAGATCCGTGACCAAATCATGCATTCCGCTTCCACCCTCAACTTTCAGCGCAGCTTCGATGCCATCCGGCGCGAACAGGGGCCGGTTGTGCCGTTCCGCGATCCTGCCGGCTTGCTGGATGCGCTGCACCAGAAGGCGGGCAGCCCGGATCAGAAAAACCTGATCCTCGCCGCTTTGGTCCGCGCTGCGCATTCCGATGGGCACACGGGCGATTGCGCCCTGACCCTGATGCTGTTGGCGCTCTGGCCTGGCCTCGACGCCATCCGGCGCCGGTGCATGTGGCGCAAGGTCGGCACCAGCGATGAAATCGCCGCCGACATCCTTGGCCGCACCACTGAAGCAATTCGCGGCCTGGACCTGCAACGGGTCAACTGGATCGCGGCCACTATCCTGCGCAACGTCGAGCGCGACACCCTGCGCGCCCATCAGCGGGAGGCGAGCCGCCAGAGCCTGCGCAGCGAAACCGAACCTGACGAGGTTGCCGCCGATGATGGTTCGGGCGACGCGGCGGTAAGCGAGGCGCAACTGCTTCACGATCTGGGGCTGCTTTTGGGCGCCGATGCGATTCTGGTGATCCGCGTGGCGGTCGAAGGCTTCAGCCAAGCCGAAGCTGGCGTCGAACTTGGCCTGACCGAGGCGGCGGCGCGCAAGCGCTACCAGCGCGCCACGAAGCGGCTTCGCGATGCCCATCCAGAATTCGTTTGACCGGATGTCCCGATCCGGCCTGCGCGGTGGCTTTTCCAAAATAGACGCCACCGCGCGTCTTCCTCCAACCGAAAGCCGACACGCATGAACAGCATTGCCGACCTTTCGCCCTCGGACCTCAAGCGCATCCCCGGCCTCTACCGGCGCTGGGAACTGACCGAGGTCTTCGAGGCGCACCGCAACTACCAGATCGAAGACGCCGGCACCCATGCCGACGGCACGCCGCTGTTGGCGATCTTCGTCAGCGATCCGGTCCCCGCCGTCCCGGAGGCAATCTGATGCGCCTCTTCAACCACCTCATCCGATGGAGAACTGATATGCCGGACCAACCGGACGACATCACCCGTCTTCGCAAGTCGCACTACGCCCTCGACGAACTGCCGGAAACCGTGAGTTTTCCGAAGCATCCGAGCGAGCCGCTGTCCGTGATGGAGGCGACTGTCGACGACATCGCCTTCGCGATCGTCGCGGCGGAACGGGAAAGCTCGGCAGCCCTCGGACGGGCGTCCGCGCTGAAGTGCCTTCACAATCTTGCCCGCGAGGCAGGTGCTATCGGGACTGATCGTGCCGCCGCCGCTGCCTCGAAGCGGGAGAAGCCCTAATGGCTCTCCCGATCATCAGCGCCGACGAACGGCTGGCGCAACGCAAGGGCATCAAGGGCTGCATCTTCGGCCGGTCGGGGATCGGCAAGACCAGCCTGCTGTGGACGCTGAATGCCACCACCACCTTGTTCATGGATCTCGAAGCCGGGGATCTGGCGGTCGAGGGCTGGGACGGCGACACGCTGCGGCCCCGCACATGGAAGGAATGCCGCGATTTCGCGGTGTTCATCGGCGGGCCGAACCCGGCACTGCGCGAGGACCAACCCTACAGCCAGGCGCATTTCGACGAGGTCTGCGGCCGGTTCGGCGATCCGGCGGTGGTGGATCGTTATGAGACGATCTTCATCGACAGCATCACCGTGGCGGGGCGTCTCTGCTTTCAGTGGTGCCGAGGCCAGCCCGAGGCTTTCTCGGATAAGACCGGCAAACCGGACATCCGAGGTGCTTACGGGCTCCATGGCCGCGAGATGATCGGGTGGTTGACCCACCTGCAGCACGCACGCGGCAAGCATGTCTGGTTCGTGGGCATCCTCGACGAGAAGCTGGACGACTTCAATCGCAAGGTTTTCCAGCCGCAGATCGATGGCAGCAAGACCGGCTTGGAGCTGCCGGGGATCGTCGATCAGGTCATCACCATGGCCGACATTGCCGATGCCAGTGGCCAACCCCAGCGGACCTTCGTCTGCCAGACGCTGAATCCTTGGGGTTACCCCGCCAAGGATCGTTCGGGGCGTCTGGCCATGATCGAGGAACCGCACCTCGGACGGCTGATGGCCAAGATCCAGGCCCCGATCCGCCCCGCATCGGAACGCCTGAGCTATCCGACCGTCGCCTCGGCCGACCGTGCCGGATCGTCGGCAGAAATCACCCCTTCCACCAACTCGAACTGAAAGGAACCGTGCCATGTCCGGTATCTGGAACGACTTCAACTCTGCCCAATCGAACTCCAACGTCATCCCGAAGGGCACGCTTGCCAAAGTGCGCATGACAATCCGCCCCGGCGGTTTCGATGATCCGTCACAGGGCTGGACCGGCGGTTTTGCCAAGCGCGCCGCAACCGGCGCGGTCTATCTCGACGCCGAGTACACGGTGGTCGACGGGCCGTATGCGCGCCGCAAGATCTGGTCGCTGATTGGCCTCTACAGCCCGAAGGGCCCGGATTGGGCCAACATGGGCCGTAGCCTGATCCGCGGCATCCTGAACTCGGCGCGCAGTATTTCCGACAAGGACAACTCGGCCGAAGCGCAAGCCCGGCGCCGCATCAACGGCTTCGGTGATCTGGACGGGCTGGAGTTCGTGGCCCGGGTCGACATCGGTCAGGACACCAATGGTGATGACAAGAACGAAGTGCGGGGCGCTGTCACCCCCGATCACCGCGATTATGCCGCCCTGATGGGAACGGCTGCGTTGCCGATCGGCACCACGGCCCCGCAGGGCTACGCCCCGCAGCAGACGGCCGCCGCCACCCGTCCCAGCCAGCCCGCCTCCGCCCCCGGCAATGCCGGTCGGCCGAGCTGGGCCCAGTAAGGGGGGGATCGGCCATGCGTCTGCGCCCCCGCCAGAAAACCTTCGTCGAGCGCAGTGTGGCTGCGCTCGCCTCCCGCGGCAACACGCTGAGCGTGGCACCCACCGGCGCGGGCAAGACCATCATGCTGTCGGCGGTCACCGGGGAGATGATCGGCGATGGGGCCAAAGCCTGCGTGCTGGCGCATCGCGACGAGTTGACCGCCCAGAACCGCGCCAAGTTCCAACGGGTGGTGCCCGGGATTTCCACCTCGGTCATCGACGCCACAGAGAAATCCTGGGGTGGTCAGGTCGCCTTCGCCATGGTGCCGACGCTGGCACGGACTTCGAACCTCGCCGACATGCCGCGCCTTGACCTGCTAGTCATCGATGAAGCGCATCACGCCGTTGCCGACAGCTACCGCCGCATTATCGACCGGGTCCGCGACGCCAATCCCGATGCCCGCATCTTCGGGGTCACCGCGACGCCGAACCGGGGCGACAAGAAAGGGCTGCGCGAGGTTTTCGACAACGTGGCCGACCAGGTGCGTCTGGGTGAGCTGATCGCCTCGGGCCACCTTGTGCCGCCACGCACCTTTGTCATTGACGTGGGCGTGCAGGACGAGCTGCGGTCCGTCCGCAAGACCCTGTCGGATTTCGACATGGCCGAAGTGGCGGGCATCATGGATCGTGCCCCCGTCACCGATGAGGTGATCCGCCATTGGAAGGAAAAGGCGCAAGAGGCGGGGAGCAGCCCAGCCGCGACAGGAAATGGAAGAAACTACCGCCAGACCGTCATCTTCTGTTCCACCGTGGCCCACGCCGAACACGTCACCGATGCCTTCCGCGCGGCGGGGATCACGGCGGCGCTGATCCACGGCGATCTGGCGTCCGACACCCGCAAAGCCATCCTTGCCGATTACGCGGCGGGCAACATCCGCATCATCGTGAACGTGGCGGTGCTGACCGAGGGCTGGGATCACCCGCCCACCTCCTGCGTCGTGCTGCTGCGCCCCAGTTCCTACAAATCCACCATGATCCAGATGGTCGGGCGCGGCCTGCGCATCGTCGATCCGGAGGAACACCCCGGCATCGTGAAGACCGATTGCGTGGTGCTGGATTTCGGAACGTCGAGCCTGATCCACGGCACCTTGGAACAGGATGTCGATCTGGACGGCAAGAGCGAGGCTGGTGAGGCCCCGACCAAATCCTGCCCCGGCTGCGGCGCTGAAATCCCGCTGGCCGCAACCGAATGCCCGCTCTGTGGCGAGGTGTTCCCGCGGGAAGATGAAGACAGCGGTGAAGGCGGTGGCCCCGCCCCGCTGTCGGGTTTCATCATGACAGAGATCGACCTGCTGAAGCGGTCCAGCTTCGCGTGGGTCGACCTTTACGGCACCGACGACGCGATGATGGCAACCGGCTTCACGGCCTGGGGCGGCATCTTCTGGCTGGATGGGGTCTGGTACGCAGTGGGCGGTGGCAAGAATGAGCGCCCGCATCTGCTGGGTGTTGGTGAACGCACCGTTTGTCTGGCGCAGGCCGACGACTGGCTGAACACCCACGAGACCGATGAAAGCGCCTTCAAGACCCGTTCCTGGCTGCGCCAGCCGCCGACCGAAAAGCAACTGCAATATCTGCCGCCCGAGTGCCGCCATGACTTCGGCCTGACGCGCTACCGCGCCTCGGCGCTGATGACCTTCGGTTTCAACAAGCGCGCCATCCGCCAGTTGATTGACAGCGCGGCCAGCCCCGAACGGAGGGCGGCATGACCCATGACCTCAATCACCACCATCACGGCCGAGGACCGGCGGCGGCTTTGGCATCCGCGTGGAACGCTCTGTGCTGTCTGCCGGCAACCCAGCCGCGGCTTTGGCTGGTTCGATCCGGTGCGCCCGGTGGCTTCGCCGCCACGATCTTCGAAACGTGCGCCTACGCGCACGGGGCGGCCCCGCCCATCGGTCTGGTTCTGCTCGATGTCCTGCCAAGGCTTCTGGACGCGTTTGGCGCGGGGGCATTCGGCCATGGTTGATCTGACCGAGGAAGAACGCGCCGCCATCGCCGCCACCATGAAACGCGTCGCGCTGCTGATGGACGAGATCGGCTGGGCCACCCCGCTGGCCGGTCTGACCGAGGCACAGGTCCGCGCCCTCATCGAGGAATCCGTCGAGGGCTTCCGTGAGGCCATGTCCGACATCGCCAAAGCCAATGCGCCGGAGGTGCCGTTTTGATGCTGGATTTCAACCACCGCGCGAGCTTCTCCGACCATGTCAATGCCGCCGTCGATCAGGCCCTGACCGCAGATCAGGCAGCACGCACGCCCCGCGACTATCTGGGCGGGTCGCGCCTTGGCCACGCCTGCGAGCGTGCGCTGCAGTTCGAATTCACGACCGCCCCGAAGGATGAAGGCCAGGACTTCAGCGGACAGTCCCTGCGCATCTTTGCCATCGGCCATGCGCTGGAGGATCTGGCTGTCGCCTGGCTGCGCGGCGCGGGGTTTGGCCTCTACACCCGGAAGGGCAACCGGCCAGAAGGCGGACAGTTCGGCTTTTCCGTCGCGGGCGGGCGCATTCGCGGCCATGTCGATGGCATCATCGCTGCCGGGCCTGAGGGCCTCGGTCTCGCCGTTCCCGCCCTCTGGGAATGCAAGACGATGAACGCCAAGAACTGGCGGGCCTGCGTCAAGGATGGCGTGACGAAATCGAAGCCGGTCTATGCCGCGCAGATCGCCGTCTACCAGGCCTATATGGAAGCCAGCGTGCCCGGCATCAGCGCCGCACCCGCCGTGTTCACCGCGATCAACAAAGACACGGCCGAAATGCAACACGAGCAGGTGCCCTTCGATGCCGATCTTGCGCAGCGCATGTCGGATCGCGGGGTGCGGATCTTGCAGGCGACCGACGCGGGCGAATTGCTGCCGCGCATCGCCACCACGGCCGATTTTTTCGAATGCCGCTTCTGCCCATGGGCCGCGCGCTGCTGGAGGCTGCCCGCATGAACGAGGACAGCATCCGGCATTTCAACCCCTGGATGGACTTCAATGACGGGCCACCGGCGGAGATCCTTTCTGACTGCGATCCTGACCCTGATCAGATTTTCACCTTTCTCGACACCGTGTTCAGTTGGTGCGAGGGGCTGATCCCGCTGCGCGGCTTCGTCGACAAGGGTCAGGGCCGCGACGGCAAACCGCATAACATCTGGATCGCAGCAGACACGACGGCCCGAGAAAAACTGGCGACATTCGCGGCATGGGCCAATCGTGAAGGCGCTGCGGTCTATGTCATTCCCGGCACGGTGGCCGAACAGGGCCAGGCCCGCGCTGCAGATGTGCTGCAGATGCAGGCATTGGTCGTCGATCTCGACGCAGGCGACATTCCGGCCAAGCTGGATCACATCGTCAGCCACCTCGGCCCGCCCACCCTAATCGTGGAAAGCGGCGGCCGCACGCCAGAGGGTGCTGCCAAGCTGCATGTCTGGTGGAAACTGACCGAACCCGCCGAGGGCGAGGATCTGGCAACGCTATGCCGACTGCGGGGCGATATCGCCATCAAAGTCGGCGGCGACACCCATTTCCGCTCGGCGCACCAGCCGATCCGTGTCGCGGGAACTGTCTACCATAAGCACGGCCATCAGCGGCTGGTGCAAATCCGCGACCACAACCCGATTGAAGTCGACCTGTCTGATTTCGCGGAACGGGTGGCTGACATGCCACCGCTGCCGGGTGTGGGCATGGCCAGCACGCCGCTATCCGTCGCAAAGCCCGGCGTCGATGCAGTCCTAACCACCCCGGTGCGCGAGGGCGCAGTGGATGACTGGTCGCGGTTTCAGGGGGCGAGCGCCGCCATCGGCCACTTCATCCGTCTGGTACACGATGGCCGCATTGACCCTGCCGAAGGCTGGGAAGCGATCTGCGGTTACAACGCTGCCATGCTTCGTCCCGAGTGGCCACTTGATCGGCTGCAGGCTGAGGCTGAGCGGCTGTGGGCACTGCATGTGAAGCGCAACGGCCCGCCGCTCATTCGTGCGGCCCGCCCCAACGCCCCCGCCAGTCCGCTGCCGACCTTCAGCCTTGGCGCGCTGCTGGATGACCGCAGCCAGATGCCCGATGACATCATCGCGCCACGTATCCTGACGCCAGGCGGCCTGCTGGTGCTGGGCGGCGCGCCGAAGGTCGGCAAGAGCGACTTCCTCATCTCCTGGCTCGTCCATATGGCTGCGGGGGTGCCGTTCCTCGGCTTCACGCCGCCCCGGCCGCTGCGCGTGTTCTACCTGCAGGCGGAAATTCAGTATCACTACCTGCGCGAACGGATGCAGCAGATCAGCTTGGCCCCCGGGGTGATCGCCGCTGCCCGCGACACCTTCATCGCCACCCCGAAACTGAAGCTGCTTCTGGATGCCGACGGCGTTACTCACGTTGCCGAGGCGATCCGTGCCGCTTTTCCCGATGCGCCGCCTGACATCATCGTCATCGATCCGATCCGCAACCTGTTCGATGGCGGCCCGGATGGCGGCGGCGAGAACGATAACACCGCCATGATGTTCTTCCTCAAGGACCGGGTCGAGGTTCTGCGCGAAGCTGTCAATCCGGACGCAGGCGTCATCCTCGCGCACCACACCCGCAAGGCAGCCAAGCATCAGGTCAAGGACGATCCCTTCCTTGCCCTCTCCGGCGCCAGCGCGCTGCGCGGCTTCTACACCTCGGGTTTGCTCATGCACCGGCCCGACGAGGACAGCACCCAGCGCCGCCTCGAAATCGAGTTGCGCAATGGCCCCGCGCTGCCGGGCAAGCTGATCGACAAGGTGGCGGGTCGCTGGGTCGAGTTGAATCCTATGAATGAGCGGCTGGTGCGCAAGGAGGTCGGGGCCAAGTTCGACGCCGAGCGACTGCGCAAGCACGATGTCATTCTGGGCATGCTGCTGGATGAGGCGGCGGGCGAGCGGCTCTACACCGGCTTGCAGTTCGCCGAGAGCTTCGAAAATCGCGGTGGTCTGGGCAGCAAACACACCATTCGCGAGCGCCTGAGCGTGCTCGCCACCAAGGGCTTCGTGAAGTTCCTGCGGGATCCTTCGGTGTTCGGATACCCAGTCACCCGGTCGCGGTTTGGCTATCTCTGTGTCGAAGGCATGCAGTTCGGTTTGCCCATCGAGGAGGTCGATTCGACCACCGGCGAGGTCACCTCGGAGGTCCGCCCGGTCCTGCCGAGCCACTTCAAATGCCCCCAGTCCGGGCTCTGCCTTCAGGTCGAAAACCCTGCTGTCTGGGTCTACCCGGAGGGTGCCGAAGACGACCCACATCATATGAGTGAGGCCTAACTCATATGATGTGGGTATGTGTGATCTCAATAAAAACAATAGGTTACGATATGATATGTGTTAGGCACCCATATCATATCCGAAGACTTTATGAAGTCCTTTTATGTAATTATTTCAGTGACTTGCGCACCAATGAACAGTTAGGTGCTGAACCCCCATACTACGTATGGGATGGCCCCACCTCTGGGTGGGCCACTCATCCCATGCGTAAGGGCCTCGCACGCGGGCCCCCCGACGGGTCTCCCCAATGCCCGATCCGACGACGGTGGCCCGACCTGCCTAGGCACATGACCGCCGTCGTCTTCCACCTGGACCAGCCCCCCAAGACAGGAGAGCCATCATGGCTGCGACGACTCTGATCCCCAAATCCGACAGCGCAAGGTTTGAATTGCTGCCCGTCACCAGTTCAAGCCAGCGCGTTCTGCAGACTTACGCGGCCCCACAGGGGCCACGGTTCTGCTCCATCCTCGCCCTTGATCTGGGCACCACGACCGGATGGGCCTTGCGCGGTCATGACGGCCTGATCACCAGCGGCACGGCGAGCTTTCGCCCCGGCCGCTTTGACGGCGGCGGCATGCGCTATCTGCGCTTCACAAACTGGCTGGGCGAGTTGGACCGGCTGTCCGGGCCTATCGCCGCGATCTGGTTTGAGGAAGTCCGCCGCCATGTCGCGACCGACGCCGCCCATGGCTATGGCGGGCTGATGGCCACACTTACCGCATGGGCTGAACTGCGGGGCGTGCCTTACGAGGGCGTGCCGGTCGGCACGATCAAGCGCCACGCAACCGGCAAGGGCAATGCCGACAAGGAGGCGATGATCGACGCAGCCCGTGCCCGTGGCTTCAGCCCCGCCGACGACAACGAAGCCGATGCCATCGCGCTCTTGCTGTGGGCCATCGCAACCAATGGGGGTGTCGCATGAAGTGGCATCCCCACGGCTATGGCGGCCAGCGCCGTGATCCCGAACAGGTCAAGCGCGAGGGCTGGCACGAACAGGGCGTGCTGGCGGTGTCGGCAGACGATCAGCGGCTGACCTGGCCGGAACGCGAACTGGTCCGCCAGCTTGGCGACAAACTTTACGGGCGACGCCCGATGGGCAAGGAGGTCCGCCATGGCTGACAACATCTGGACGGCTGACTGCGTGGCCGATCATTTCGAGGAAGCGTTCCGCACGCTGCGTAAACTGCCACGCGTGAAGGCGCAGGGGTTCATCAACGCCTGGCCGCAGATCGTGCGAACGGAGAAGGAAATCCTCGCGATGGAGCCCGAGCCCATGCGGGTCTGGCCATCGACCGCCGCGATCACCCGGTTGGAGCAGACCTTCGACTGGGTGCTGTGGCTGGGCGAGGATGAGCGCCGCCTGATCTGGTGGCGGGCGGCACGTCGGCCCTGGAAGGAGATCACCCACGAATTGGGCGTCGATCGCACCACCGCTTGGCGGCAGCACAAGCTGGCGCTGACCAAGATCGCTGCCCGCCTCAATGCTGCAGGCGCATAAAGTGTTGCAACACTTTTCCTTTCGACAGATGCAACAAATCCGTGCTATCTGAAAGGCATGATGGGGAGAGTGCGTCGCAGAGACGTCTCTCCCCGTTTTCGTTCCGGATATGGGTGGTTTGCAGCGATGCAACCGGTGATCGGTTTTCCAAGAAAACCGTCTCCGCTCAAAATGTTACCCCTCGCAACCCATTGAAATTGAACGGGTCCCTTCTGTTCGTGGCCGTATTCGGGGGGGCGAGGCGCGAGGCTTTCCCAGTGACACCCCTGAAAATACCCGTTTCGTTTCGGTTCCCGGACCTGCGGTTCGCTTTCAGGCGAACCCCAAGAAAACAAGGGCCTGACGGCCTGACAAGCCACGCCTGAACCGAAACGGGGGTCAGACCCCATTTCGCTTTGGCCCCCAGACCCGTTTCGTTTTCGGGTATCCCCAAGGACATTCCCATGGACGTCGTCGACCTTCCGCTCGAGCAGATCATCCCCTATGCGCGCAACCCGCGCCGCAACGCGCAGGCCATCGCCACGGTCGCAGCCTCGATCCAGGAATTCGGCTGGCGTCAGCCCATCGTCGTGGACGAAGCGATGGTCGTGCTGGCCGGTCACACGCGGCTGGAGGCAGCGCGCAAGCTTGGCTTCAAGACCGCACCGGTGCATGTCGCCAAGGGGCTGACCGCGAACCAAGCGCGGGCCTTCCGCATCATGGACAACCGCTCCAGCGAGAACGCCGAGTGGGACAAGGACCTGCTGAAC